AGAATATTAAGGAAATAAATGATAAATTAGGTAAGCCAATTTATATAAACAAAAAAGATGAAGTTTTAAATGACAAAGAATGTCTCATTTGTTTGGAGAAATTTGAATACAAAAAATATAAAAGAGTGTTACATTGTTGTAATAATGTTTATCATAAACCATGTATTGATAAATGGTTTAAAAAAAATAGTACATGTCCAGCTTGTCGTCATGATTATTTAAAAGAAGAAGACGCCGAAGACGCAGAAAATATTATTGTTAATGAAAATGAATTAGAAAATGAAGAATAAAACATTTAATTATTTCCACTTTCATTTAAATAAGAAGCCATACTGCTATAATCTTTTACATTATATTTAATAGTAAAACCATAAGAAATTTGTTTTTTGTCTTGGATAATAAACAAATCATCATCTTTAAAATTATTTTCTTTTATAAATGTTGGTAAATTTTCATATGGATAATCAATTTCAATAATATATTTTCCTAATTCATCATCAGTATCAGGTGTATTATCAACATTTATAACATTATAACCACATGTATAAAATAAAGATTCTAAATTTTCAGAATTAGAACCAGCTTTATTACCTTTTGATAAACCAAATTTCACACCATTTTTATTAAAATTAGGTAAATTATCATAATTTTCCAAGTAAATAAATTCCTCTGTTACATTAGATATTCTTAAATAATATTTATTTCCTTTGATTAATACAATAAAATAATAATTACTTAAATCTTCATTTATGATTTTAAAACTTCGAAATAAATCTAAATGATTCACTATTTCCTTTTTATTTTCAATTTTATAACTTAAAGCAACTTTTATTTCATTTACTGTTTTTTTAAATACATCTATTTTAATGTTATCTTCAAAAAATACTAATTCATTTTCATTTGGTACAACATGGTAAAAATAAATTAAGTCTCTAATAATTAATGGATTATTATTAATTGTATCACAATCTTTAATATTATAATATTGCTTACAAATTTTTATATATTCAAGATGTTTTCTATTTATTTCAAATATTGTAGAATATTCCTTTTTTCCACATATACCTAGATTTTTTAATTTTCCCTTTTGAAAATTATTTATATATAATTTATCAATACCAAAATTGTAAATCCGACCATTTTTATTATTTAATTTTAAACTAAACTTATCTAATTTACCCAATGATGAAGGCTCATATAACATTATTTCATTTGGTACAATCAAATTTGTGAAATTATTTGAAAATGTAATCGCCGTTAAACTACTACCATGATTAATTCTTAACACGGCAAATGATTTTTTGAAATTTGTATTACCTCCTCTATATGGACTTCTTAATTCTGGAATTTCCAATAACAAATAACTATCTTTATATATTGTTAAACTTAATTCAGATAATACATTTTCACCATTTTGTTCTGTATTATATTCATAAGAATGTACTGGTACAATAACATTATCTAGAAAAACAGTATTGATATTATCAAATGTTTCACCAATATCATTTTGAGAAGTATTACCAATAACAATTTTTTTTTCCCTTAATATTACAATATCATTTTCTTTATAGGTCTTGAATATAAAATTATTATCCGATGGTGAAAAATTAAAAACAAAATCACATTGATTTGGATGCATATAAAAATTCCTATATCTTGAATCTATTACAATATAATCTGTTTTCAATATTGTTTCATAATTTGGCTCTTTTAATAATATATTTTTCTTAGCATTGTTATCTGAAAATGTTTTTCCATTGTTTTCTAATCTATTTTCTCTAATTATATTTTCCTTTATTCCATCTTCATTATTTTTATTTTCCTTTTTAATTTCATTTTCATTATTTGAAAGAAACTTTTGAAAATTATTTATTGAATCATCAAAATCAATTTTATTACTTTGAATATTATCTTCATCCTTAATATTTGCTAAACTTGTTATTGGTGTTAATTTATTTACATGATTATTTTCTTCTAATACATTAAATTTATCTTCAACATTTTCATTAATCATTTTTTGATTATTTTCATAATCAGATAAATCATTTACTTGTTTATTATATGTTGTAAGTAAATCATTATATAAGTCCATCGTATTATTTTTTTCATCTTCATTATCTAATTTAAAATTAACTTCCTTAACCTCAGGATATATTAATTGCCTTTCCTCTTTTAGTTTTTCAGCATGTTGATTAATTGTACTATTATCTATACTAGAAGGCACTGGATAATCAATAACTTCATTATTATTTTTATAATTTTTCAAAATTTCACTATCAAATAGTTTATCTTGTACTTTTGCTGATTCATTACTTATTTTATTTTCTTCAGCAATTATATTTTGTTGAGTATTTTTTTGAACTAAAATTTGTTTTTTATTTGCTTTATAATATGAAATTACTAAACTATATACTTTTTTATTCATCAAATTTAAATATTCATTAATATTCATATTTTTGGGTGGAACTGATGAAACATTATTTTTTACATATTCCATACATTTCTGTATTTGTAAATCTGTATTAATATTACTTAGATTATGTAATTTTAATAAATCATCATTTATAATCTTTTCCAAACTCTTTTTATTTTTATTTGAATAAAATTGATTATATATCATTTATAAAATAAGAAGATTATTTTTAAATAAACTATCTAAAAATAATTATAATTAATTTAAATTAAAGAAACAATTGTTGCCACAGCATAATATCCTCCGTATAAACTAGCTAATGTAAATGTAGAACCGATGATTATCATAGAAACTATTAAAGTGTTTTCATATTGATAATTCATAGTAATTTATTAATATATAATAATTAGAAAATATTTTTAAAATTTATTACTAATTTTATTTACTATAATAAATTAATCCTAAAACTCCATACATAAATAAAAATAATTTTATTTGAAATGTTAGTATTAAATATCTATCTGTAAATGGATTAAATAAAATAATTAATAATAATGATATAGATATTTGAAAAATATAATAGCAATATTCTTCTAAGGTATTAACTACATCTTCTGTTAAAATATGATGATTTATTATTTGTTTTTTGAAAAATTTTAAAATAACTAAAAATAATTTACTTAATAATATAAAGATTAATAAAATATTTAAAAAAAAATAATCAGTATTCATTTCTATATATAATAACTTGAAAATTTTTATAAAATATATCTTGTTAAATATTTTAATATCGTTTTTATAATACTTTCATTTTTAGGAAACTTTTCAAATAAATTACTAAATGTATGAGCATTATCATTATTTTCATGTAAATTAAACATCTCATCAAATTGATTCATATCCTGAAAATCACCTAAATAATTTTTAAATAATGGTTTATTTATTTTTTTTTGATAATCATTAGTTGTATAATGATTAGATGAATTATAATTTACTAAATTAACTATTGAAAATATTATGAAAAATACTATAGTACATATTAAAAATTTAAATGTATCTATACTCATAAAATCCCCAATATTTATTAAACCATTATCTAAATCAATATTTAATATATCATCACTATTATTAGTTTCTGTATTTTTTTTTTGAATATTCATTTTTATATTTTGTTTATCATTAACTTCCTCAAATATATCTTTCTGAACATAATATTTATCTAATATTTTTTGTAATTTTTCAATTGGATAAAAAAATATACCATTGGAATAAGTAATCCAATTTTTCAAATTTGATAATATGACTAAAGCTAAATCAGTATAATTAGGATAATTCAATAAAGTTAATAAAAAATGAAAATCATCTTTTTCCCAAAGTGAAAAATCTTTAAATAATTTTTTTTTTATTAAATCATCTAAATATTCATTTGTTAATGTTGACATTATAATTTATAATTTTATTTTTAATTTTTTTAAAAAATTAATTTAAATGAATAATGTTATTATAATTCATAGATGAGTCATTTTTCTAATTTAGATAATGCCTTTAAAAATAATACGCAAAATGATTTTAATTATAATTCATTTACCATAAAACCACCACAAAGAAATAAAACTCATGGAACAATTACTAAAACACTTGTAATTGATAGTAGAGATAGAGATATAAATAAATTTCCAGATTCAAATGCATTTAGGGTTGAAATAACGGAAGAGTTTAGGGATGTTACATCATTAGAATTAGTATATGGACAAGTACCTAATTGTAATTATAATATAAATAAAAATAACAATATGTTTTATATTAGTGAAAATAGTGAAATTATTAGTGTTCAAATACCAGAAGGACAATATACAAATCAAAATTTATTGGATGTATTAAATGGAAATAGTGGAAATTTATTAAAAGATTTAGAATATAAATATAATTTTACAAGAAATGAAAATAATTTAAAATTGAGAATACAATCAAATAATCCTGAAAACTTTGTTTATAATATTAATTATGAACAAAATAATAATTGTAGTCCATGTCAATTTAGAAGTATTGATTCAAAATTGGGTTTTATAAATAAGGTATATCATTCAGAAATTGTTGATTTAAGCTATATTTATGTAAATAAAAATAATATAATTTATCAAAATAAAAGTAGTCCAAGTGATTATAAATTATATAAATTAACTGCAACATCTAGTACAAATAAATTATTAGATTTTAGAGAAATATTTAAGGTCAATGATTATATTATTTTAAATGCTGGTAATATAAAATATTCATGTAGAATTTATAATATTTTAAATGAAAATACAATTGAGATTGAATCATTAGATAATAATAATCCAATAGCATTATTTGGAAATATATTTCAAAATATAAATGTATTGTATAGTTCAAATATTTATAATATTGAAAATAAACCTTATTTAATCTTAAGAGTTGCTGAAGCTAAGTTATTAACTTCTTTTACATCAACATGTAATAATTCTTATACTGTGATATCATTGGAACAAAGAAATAATACATTAATTAATCAAGCAACATTACCAGAACATGGTGTTATTAAATATTTTAATCCTCCATTAGGAAAATTATATTGGTTAGATATTCAATTTTTAAATTATGATGGTACATTAGCAGATTTTAAAGGACAAGATTTAATGCTTACATTTGTAATTTCACAATTAAATCAACCAGGAAAATATAATAATATTAATGATAGATGGTAATAAAATTAAATATGTATTTTTCTTGTTATAATTTTTTGGTATTGGGGATTATCTTGAATACATTCAATAAAATCATTAGGTATATATTTATTACAATATTCAAATTGATCACAATAGTGACAATCAATTGTTTTCCATCTTTGTGAATTTGAATTATAATATGTTTTACAATAACAGTTAGGTAATATATATTGGATATAACTAAAATCTTGATATAATTCTTTTTTAAAATATAAATAAAGAAAGTATTCTTGTAGCATTTTGTAAGCAATTTCATTAACTAAATAAGATTTTATAACAATTCTAATTTCATAAGAAAAGTAATTATTAAGAAGTAAATCAACTGAAGAAATCATTTTAATAATAAAATTAAATAATTTCAATTTTGAATAATATTTAAAAATTTTGTATTTTAAATTTAAGAAATAATTAATAAATAATATTAATGATTTGTTTTAATACAAAATACTGGCCATTAGTATATTTTTATATAGATGATAAAGGCATGAATGAAAATGATTTTGAAGAATATAAAACAACATATTTAAAAATATTATTGAAATGTAAAAAGGAAAAAACAAAAATAATTTTAATTAGTGATTTAAATAATCAAAATAAATTAGAAATGAAATATGTTATGAAACAAGCATATTTTAATTTAAAGATTGAAAAATTTAATAAACAATATGTTAAAATTGTTTGTATTTTATTAACAAATAGTAATTTAAAAAAAATATTAAATATGTATTTTAGTATATGCAGGCCATATTGTCCATATAAAATATGTACAGATTATAATATAATTAATGAATTTATTAAAGAGACATTAAATGAAATACATGATACAAATATATTTAGTAATTTAATTCATGATATATCTAATTTAGAAATATATAATGATGAATATAAAAAAATAAAGAATAATTTAAAAGAGGAAATTAATATATCAAAATAAAAATTTTTATCATAGTATAAAATAGTAATATGAGTAATAATAAGGTAATTAATTTGATTTTTGTAACAACTATTATAATAGTTATTTTAATTGGAATTTATTATATAGTGAATAAAACAAATATAATTGTAAAACATAATACAGAAACAAATATTTATAATATGAGTAAAGGTAATTATGCTTCAAAATATTTAGATATTTGTAAAAAAGGCTGTATTAGAGGAAGATGTAAAACAAATAATAGTAATTCTAAAGATTACTGTAAATATGATTTTCAATGTAATTATTGTAAAGATAGAGAAACAAATCAATTTTACGTTGATTTAACAAATTATGAAGAAGTTTTACCAGATTATGATTTACAAGAAGAATTATCTAAAAATCAATCAGAAGATTTAAATAATGAAATAAAGGAAAATAATGAATATATTGATAATTTAAATGATAAAATTAGAAAATATAATATTGATATGTAATTAAATAATATATTTTAAAAAGTTTTTATTTAATTTATTGTCTTTTATATGAGTTTTAATATCAATATATTGCACTAAATCATCATAACCACCAATTTTTTCAATTTTAGAACTGTCATTTTCTTGAAAAAATATTTGAGGAAAAGTCTGCATTTTATTTTTTTTTTTCAATTCATTTTTAATTTTTTCATCTTGTTGAATTAAATGTTTTTCAAATTTAATTTTATTTTTTTTTAGTAAATCATTTGCCATTTCACTGTAATAACAATCTTTTAAAATATAAGCTATAATTATTTATATTTATAAACATATATTTTTTTATAAAACAAGATAAACAAAATTATAATTTTCTAATACTATTCTATAAATGGATTCTTCAACTCGATATCCAACTATTATAAAACATAAAAAAAATTTTATTTTAGTTTTAAATCAAGGACATAAACATAAAGGTCATACTGATTTATTTATTTTTAAAGAAAAAAAAGATAATTTTTTATTAAAAAATACAAAAAAAATTTTAGAAAATAAATGTTGTATATCTCATAATTTTACAATAGTTAAACATAAAGATAAAAATAAAAATATTTATTATGGCATTGGTGGTAAAAATAGTAATCAACCTCCTTGGAATTACAATAATAAAAAATATTTTCCAGGAATATATTTATTAAAGTCAAATGATCTATTAAATTGGTCATTTGTTCAAAAAAAACCAATTGTAGATTTATACTATCCAAAAAATGCTTTTTATACCAAATCAGATCATCCTGAACCAAAAGGACCATTATGGGATAGTAATATTTGTTGCTTTTATTCAGAATTATTAAAAAAATATATTTTATATGTTCGTGCTAACTTAAGACCTTCTATTCGTTATGTACAACAAATAACATCAAATGATTTAATTAATTGGAGCGATTATAAAAAAATTAATGTAGATACATTTGATGAATATAGTAATAATTTTTATATGTTTAAAGTAGTAGAATTAGTTGATAAAAAAATATTTTTTGCTTTAACACCATTTACTGATAAACCTGATAAACCAAACGAATTATATATAAAAAAATTAATATCATTTGATAGTATTAATTGGATTGATTATGGTGCATTGGTGGATGGTGAATTAATGGATTGGAATACTTCTAGAATGAATATGCATGTTGCAGATATAAGTTATGAGAATAATATGTTAAAAATATTTTTACAATTTGGTTACTGCTGTAAAAATGATAAACATTTTATAAAGATGTATAAATTTAAAATTAATACAATAAAAGAATTAAAAGAAATTAGAATAAAACATAAAAATAAAATTGGAAAAATATTAATATCTGATTAATATTATAAAAATGGATTTTTTAACAAGATATCCAACTATAATAAAAAATAAAAAAAAATATTTTTTAATTTTAAATCAAGGAGATAAACATAAAGGATATACTGAAGTTTTTATAATGAAGAAAAATAATAATATTTATAATTTAATTGAAAAAAAAGTAATTTTAAAAAATAAATTT